AACAAAAAAAGAGATATGAAGATTTTGACAAAGTAAGTAACAAAATTCGATATACTACTTTTGAACAAGAGAGTGTTACCTTTGAATTTTCTCTTGACTTAATTGATATTACTATTATGGAAATTTTCAATCACATAAGGCTTAACTCAGGAGTTCCTTTTGCTACTATAGATAATTTTTTCAAGATATTTAATGATTTTAACCCGCCAGAGGATTGGAAAGTTTCTATAGAAAATGGTATAATTTTTAAAGTTCTACAGAAAAAGATTCCGGATAGGTCAAAAGATAAAGATTATGCACATGTTTTATTAGTAGTTGATGGAGAGCCAGGAAAAGAAAACGTAATTGTTGAGATGTCTTTACGAACTTCCGGTAATTTTCTACAACGTTACGAAATGATTAAACGTTTTTTGACCAGTATTTACGGTTTAGGTGATATTGATGTAAAAAATATTGCAGAAAAATCTATAAAAGGTTCTTTCTATTTTCCAAATCATAGTCTTAATAAGTATGTTTTCGCAGATCTTTTAATCAATAACGAACTGTTTTCTTCTATGATGTCGATAGATGAAAGAGAAAAGGTAACAAAGAAAAAAGAAAGTATATATATACATTTTTATAATTCTAAAATAGGTAAATTAACAGCAAATCTTACAGAGAAGATATCTAGAAGAAACGATTCTGATCTACGTGGAAAGGATGTCAACAGAGACTTTAAATTTGGTTCTACATATATTCGTGTAAAAATAGTAACAGCTGAAAACATACAAGCAGTTCTTATATTCCAAGATCTCTTTTCTAAACTTTTAGCAATATACGATCAAGAATATCCTCAAATAATGGAGTTTTACAAAAAGTATACTCCTATGACTAAAAAGGAAAATGATAAAGATGAAACTATAGTAAAAACTCGTCTGACAAATAAAGATATCGCCCCAGAAGTCTTTGTTTCTGGATATTCACAGAAATGTTCTGTTCCTCCAACTATTATACATGATAATGACAATGAAGCTCTTGAAGAAGCTAGAAAACAGGGACTACAAATAATGAGATATCCAAAAGATGATGATGAACAAAAAGATGATAAACTTTTCCCTTCTCGAAATTATGTGTGTAATAATCCTAAAGATCCTAAATCTATATTTCCAGGTTTGCACGAAAATACATTTGAAAAAAATAAAGATATTGTCCCATATCTGCCATGTTGCTTTAAAAAAGATACTAATAAACCCAACAGTCTTTATCGTCAATACTTTTATGGAGAAGAGCCTATAGATAAGACCGTCACAAACCAACAGGATTTAATAACTAGCAAAAAGTTTGCGGCTGCTGACAGATACGGTACTCTTCCTGCTAACTTGAACAAAATGTTTGATATTTTTGATTATGATGAAGATTATATGTATCTAAGAAAAGGAGTTAACTATTCAAAAGATGCAAAGAGTTCTTTTTTAGAATGTGTAATGGAAGGTATGTATAAAGAAACAAAAATATTAGATTCTACAGACAGAGAAGCTTTTCTTGCTGAGAAAAGGCATGAGTTAGCAACCGATGCAAATGCCGCCGCATGCAGTCAAGAAATGTATGATTATACATTATCCGAAATAATTGATATTATACGCGACTCGAGAATTTATATGGAACCATCACTATTCAGTTCTTTACTTGAACAACATTTTAATTGTAATATTTTTGTTTTTAGTAGGTCTAATAATAATACAAATCTCATTATTCCACGACACATACATGCGTATTATAAAAATAAAAGAGAAAATGCCAAATGTATTTTTATTTATGAGCATAAAGGAAGTTCTGCTGATAAAGAAAAAGGTTCACGTTGTGAACTTATTGTAAAATGGGAGAAAACAAATAAAGAGAATGTGTCTTACTATTATCCGTACAAATCAAAAGTTTCAAAAGGTGTGAGAGATGTTTATATGAGTATGATAAAATCATATGCACTTAAAGATGAAATAGTAGAATTTTTTATTCCGCCAATAATAAACACAAAGAAACTTACGTTTTTAGAGCAAGGATTAGATACTTATGGTAAGTGTAGAATGTTACGATTTAGTATCGACAGTAGCAATGTGACAATTCTTACCGATCCATTACAACCATTTGTTATTCCAGCAGCTATAAATTGGATTGCTACAAAGACAACAAAAGAAACTGCTATAAGATTGGCAAAGGCTATTGGAATCCAGTTTACAAGCCAATGTGTTAGAGAAGGGTTTCTAAAGGAGATTTACGGAAATTTTGGTGATGTAAATATAACCATTCCGGTTTTTAATACTGATAAAATGGATCTTCCAGAAGAAAATAACAGAATAATTATTCAAACGAAAGATTCTTCTGTTTTAACTAATTATAATGAATACAAAAAATTAAGTCGTTATGTTGTAGAATATATGTTATGGTTATTCTCTAAATATCTTAATGAAGATTCTGAGACACCAAGCGCGGAAACAATTGATAGTTTTGTAAAAAAGAAATTAAAGATTATTCCGGATTTTAAGTACGGTAAGGTAAAAACAATATTTAGCGAAACGAGTGGTGTCATGAAAGAAGGAAAATTAATAGTCAAGTCAGAAGAAACTCTTAAGAGACTTGTTTACACTCTCAGATTATCATTACGTCGGTTCAGAGAAAAAATAGAAAAGTATCACGAGAGTAAAACTATTGAGAATTTCTATTTGGAAGTTACTGATTTTGATCAATATCCTAGACAAGTCATACTGTATGGTAAAGATTCAATAGATAAGTGGAACAACGAAAAAAATAACAAACATATTATTTATGATTCTGTTCAACTCGATTTTAAAGTTCCTTATTTTTTCAAAAATGAAAACGTAAAGTCAGGCAAAGTTTATTTGGCTCAAAACACTCCGACTTTGCAAAAAGCAATGGAAATCGGTGAGACGTGGATAAAATCTGGGTTTAACGTTGATGGTGAAGCGAAAGGAGATGAAGATGTATCATTTGAATTTAAATTATATCGATACATTAATTCTAACGATATTGTTTTATATAATGTTGAAGGTCATCCAAACTCTTTTAAAATTAGAGTTTTAGGGTGGAAATATCAAGGAATTTCTTCGTTCGCAGTCTTACTACCACTTTAGAACTTTGTTTTCAAAAATGAAATTGATATTAAAAGAACAATTTTTAATATTAAACAAACATGCCGCCAAAAGCTGTTATTGACAAGAAACGTTATCAAAAGAAGGATCCTATTGAGCATATTCTTTTGCGACCGGATATGTATGTTGGTTCGACGCGTTTACGTGCCATTACAGAATTTGTAGCTGAACAAAAGCAAGGTGAATGGAAAATTTATCAAAAAGAAATATGTACTTCACCTGCCATTTTGCGAATTTTTGTTGAAGCGCTTTCAAACGCAATTGACAACGTAGAAAGAAGTCGCAAAACTAAGACTCCTTGTACTAGGATTAAAGTATCTCTTAACGCAGTTACTGGAGAGACTTCAATCTGGAATGACGGAGATGTTGTACCTATAGAAAAAGATACGGAACAAGATTGTTACAATCACAGCATGATTTTTGGACAATTACTTACGGGTAGTAATTATGACGATGAGGAAGAACGTGTTGTATCTGGTCGAAACGGTCTTGGTATCAAGTTGACAAATGTTTTTTCAACCAATTTTAAAGTCAAAGGTTGCGACCCAAAAATGAAGAAGACACTTTCTCAAACATGGTCTAGGAATATGCGTGACACAACTGGACCAGAAATTGATAAAGAAACTTGCAAAACTGGTTATACAGAAGTAACTTGGACGCCAGACTTTGTTCATTTTGGTTTGAAAAAAGGTTATACAGAAGATATTATTCGTTTGTACTCTCGATACATTATTGACGCTGCTATGTTGTCTAAGATAGAAGTATATTTAAATGACGAGCTTATACCTATACGGACTATTGCGCAATACGCTGCTCTTTACGACACTCCTACAGATGAGTCTCTTCTCATCAAGACAAAAGATGCTGAAGTATTGATTACACCTGCAAAAGAATATCAATCAGTTTCATTTGTCAATGGTGTATATACTCGTTTAGGAGGACAGCATGTTGACTCTTGGGCTGAAGCACTATTTAGACCAATTGTTGATAAATTTAATGGAAAAAATGCAAAGAGTAAAACTCCTAAAATTAATATTACTGATGTTCGTCAGTTTTTTAGGTTGTTTGTTGTATCTACAGTTGTCAGACCAGAATTTGATGGACAGGACAAGAATAAGCTAGAGTCACCGGCTGTAGAGGCTACGGTTAAGAAAACACATATTGCTGAAATGGCAAAGTGGTCAGTCATGGATAATATTGAGGATATTATTCGTGCAAAAGAGATGGTTGTGTTAAAGAAAGCTGAAAAGGTTTCGAAAAAGACAAAAATTGAAGGATACGATCGAGCAAACAAGTCAGGTAGTAAAGACAGTGTAAATTGTACTCTTTTTATCACAGAGGGGCTTTCAGCAAAGACATATGTAGTAGCTGGAATTGAGGAGGGTTTGTATGGAAAATCAGGCCGTGATTGGAATGGTATTTTACCAGTACGAGGAAAGTTGCTTAATGTTAGAGATAAGCCAGCATCGACAATAGCTGCAAATAAAGTTATTTGTTCATTGATACACGCTCTTGAGTTAAAATTAGGTGTAGATTATCAAGATGAAAGCAACTTTAAGAAACTAGCATATGGACGTGTATCAATAGTAGCAGATGCAGATGTCGATGGTGTGCATATTGAAGGTTTGATACTCAATTTCTTTCATTCTCTCTACCCTACACTTTTACAAAGAGATCAACCGTTTATAGTCAGTATGAAAACACCGATCGCTCGTGTAATCAAAAAATCAGGTGACTTGTTATTTTATGATGAACGTAGATTTCATACCTTTCTTGGTGAACAAACCAGTAAATTGAATGTTAAGTATTATAAGGGACTTGGTACTACAAAAGCAGAAGATGTTCCTGATACTTTTGGTTTGAAGATGGTAGAATTTGCAAATGATGACCAATCTTTTACAAGTATGCAAAAAGCTTTTCACAAGAAGTACGCTGATGCTCGTAAAATTTGGTTAGAAGAATATAACCCAGAAGCTTACAATTTTTCTCTTGACGATCAAGGAAAAACAACTTCTATGAGTATTACAAATTTTATCAATGGAGAACTTATTAAATTCTCTCATTCTGATTGTGCTAGAAGCATTCCGAACGGAATCGATGGTCTAAAAGAATCACAAAGAAAAATTCTATATGCTGTAAAGAAAAGAAATTTGAAGTACTCTGGAAAGTCTCTCAAGGTAGCGCAACTGGCTGGATACACCGCTGAGCATTCTGATTATCACCACGGAGAAAACAATCTGCTTGAAACTATCATTGGAATGGCGCAAGAATTTCCAAGCTCTAACAACGTACCTCTTTTGTATAGAGATGGTATGTTTGGTACTAGATTGGAGGGTGGTTCCGATGCTGCAAACGGAAGGTATATTTTCACAAAGATGGATGCGCTCACAGAACTCATTTTTCGCGAAGAAGATGAACCTATTCTGACTTATGTGAGAGATGATAATGGAAATTTTATTGAACCTGAATTTTACGTTCCTATTCTTCCGATGATGTTAATTAATGGATGTTCAGCTGGGATTGGAACTGGATGGTCTTGTAAAGTGCCTTGTCATAATCCTCTTGAAATGATTGAAGCCATTAAAATCTGGATAGAAAATGACGGGGAGGTTTTAGTTTCCGATCCTGATGATCCTAAAAATATTGTTAGCATGTTTCCAGAATTTTCACCTTGGTATCGTGGCTTTATAGGAGAAATAGAAAAGAATGGAGAAAATAGGTTTATTTCATATGGAATTATCGAAGAAGGAAAAAAGGGTACTGTTGAGATTAAAGAATTACCAGTTTCTATGTGGACTTCTAATTTCGCAGAATTTTGTGAAGATTTGAAAGCTGAGAAGAAACTCAAGTCTGTATCTAATTATTCATCAACAAAGAATGTTCATTTTGTACTTACAGAAGGAGATGATTTTAGATGCGATTTGGACAGTTTAAAACTTCATTCATATCTCTATACCTCTAATATGGTTATGTTCAATGAAAAATTACAAATAAAGAAACACGACACTATTGATTCAATTTTAGATAATTTTTGTAGAGTTCGGTTTGACTATTACGAAAAGAGAAAAAGACATCAGCTTGACGCATTAGAGAAAGAGATTAGGTATCTCGGAAATAAGGAACGTTTTGTATCAGAAGTTGTAAGTAAGACTATATCTATTATGAATGAGAAAGAAAGTGATATTATTGGTGTATTAACAGCACGAGGCTATGATGAAGACCCAAAGAAGGCTGAAGGTGAAGGAGGTTATGATTATCTTCTTCGAATGCAAGTTAGAACCTTTACCGCCGATAAGATTAAACAACTTAATAATGATATTATGTCTTTGAAAGAAAAATTAGAGGGTTTGAGGGCCAAGAGTGAAAAAGATATATGGCTTGAAGAACTTGAACAATTTGAAAATGCGTACAAGAGGTGGCTTCAAGAAATCGAACAAGAAGAAGCAGTCGCTAAAAAACGCAGGTCAACAAAGACAAAAAAGTAGAACATAATATTTTATAATATTCTAATAATACTTACAAAAGTATTATT